AGAAGATTCATCATAGGACCTCAGATCTTCAACATAATCAGAGGAGCACTCATGGATCCAGAGATGGAAGAAATGCCAACTGATTACGTGAAGGGTGTAGACTTCAGGATCACGAAAACAACCAAAGGTGGTTATGCTGACTACTCAACATCAAAATGGTCAAGAAGAGAAAGAGCATTAGATGAGGCAGAGAGGGCCGCAATCGATTCTCATGGTTTACACAACCTAGGAGACTTCAGACCAAAAGAACCAACCGAAGCAGAAGTTAAAATAATCAAAGAGTTATTTGAGAAATCTGTTGAGGGCGAGGCTTACGATCTTGAGCAATATGGACAGTACTTCAGACCAGCAGGCGTGGCTTATCAAGGCAAACCACAAGTGGCAGTGCCAACAGCATCGGCTCCGGCGGCAGTGGCAGAGGCGGCCACAACAGCGGCTCCTGTAACTGAATCTGCACCAGCACCACAACCAGCGGTGGCTACGGCACCTGCAGGTGACAGTGCCAAAAGAGCAGAGGACATCTTGAAGTTGATTAGATCAAGACAAGCAAAATAATCTGACATTTTACCAAGGCCCTGGCATTGACGCTAGGGCCTAGGTATGCTAATATAGAATACACAAAGGACAAAATTATGACAAAAGTATTTGACGCTACAAAGTTTAGAAAAAGTATCACAAAGTCCATACAAGGACTGGGTATTGGATTTAGCGATCCTACTGACTGGATATCAACTGGAAATTACGCCTTAAATTATTTAATGACCAGTGACTTTAACAAGGGGATACCGCTAGGCAAAGTGACAGTATTAGCAGGTGAATCAGGTGCAGGTAAAAGTTACATAGCATCAGGAAACATAATTAAGAATGCACAGGATCAAGGTATATTTGTTATATTAATTGATACAGAGAACGCATTAGACGAACAATGGCTACAAGCATTAAAAGTAGACACATCAGAAGATAAACTTATGAAATTAAGTATGTCCATGGTTGATGATGTAGCAAAAACTGTTTCAGAGTTTATGAAGGGTTACAAAGAACAACACGCAGACAACAAAGAAGGTGCACCTAAAGTACTATTTGTCATAGACAGTTTAGGTATGTTACTCACTCCAACAGACGTAAACCAGTTTGAAGCAGGTGAGATGAAAGGTGATTTAGGTAGAAAACCAAAAGCCTTGACGGCACTTGTAAGAAATTGTGTTAATATGTTTGGAAGTTGGAATGTAGGACTTATAGCGACCAACCACACATATGCATCACAGGACATGTTTGATCCAGATGATAAAATATCAGGTGGACAAGGATTTATATATGCCTCAAGTATTGTTGTTGCAATGAAAAAACTAAAATTAAAAGAAGACGAAAAAGGCAACAAAGTTTCAGATGTAAGGGGAATAAGAGCCGCTTGTAAAGTTATGAAGACGAGATATGCCAAACCATTTGAAGGTGTGCAGGTAAAGATTCCATATGACACAGGCATGGATCCATACAGTGGACTAGTGGACTTGTTTGAGAAGAAAGGTTTACTGGTACAACAAGGTAACAGACTTAAGTACATTGATTCAAAGGGCAAAGAACACATAGAGTTTAGAAAAGCATGGGTAGGTGATAAATTAGACATGATAATGGCAGAGTTCAAAGAAGTTGCAACCACAGAAGAAGTGGCAGAGGAAGTTCAAGCGTAATGATAGACTTTTCAAACGAAGACATTGAAAGGTTATGGAATTCGATCACACATTACGTACCAGAGAGACAGAAATTAGATTGTGCCATAGACTTCATTAAAAGTCTTGAGGACATCGGTGTAGAAAAAAGAATTATTAGAAGCAAAAAAACAGTGCAAAATATACGGTAACCTAGAAAGAGCCAGTGCGGCACTGCCTGGAATCGTGGAAGAAAGATTCAGTCAACTACAACAGCTGGAAGCAATACTAGAATATTTGAACATAGAACTAAGAAGATTAAGATCTAAAACTTTTAGGAAATATTTGGAAAGCTATGCCAGAGCATTGTCCAGCAGAGATGCAGAAAAATATGTTGATGGTGAAGACGATGTTGTTGACATGGACAAAATTATAAACGACTTCGCCCTAATAAGGAATCAGTGGCTAGGCATCACCAAGGGACTCGATCAGAAGCAATGGCAAATAACAAACATCGTCAAACTGCGGGTCGCAGGAATGGAAGATGCCGACATCAAATAGAATAATACTGACGGATGTTGACGGGGTGTTGCTGGAATGGGAGAAACATTTCACAGACTGGATGCTACAACGTTCATACTACAGTGGCGACGAAAAAGTTTATCCTTACAAACTACTTGCCAATAAACAAAATACCTACGAGATGGCAGAAAGATTCGGTGTAGATATACCGACGATAAGAAAAGAAATAAGGGAGTTCAACAAAAGTGCGTGGATGGCTACACAGTGTCCAATTCAAGATTCGCAGACATGGGTAAAATTACTTGCCGCGGAAGGTTGGACATTTATACCAATCACATCTCAAACATCAGATATACCAGCACAAAAAGTTAGGAAAAGAAGATTAGGTGAACTATTTGGAGATCACATTTTTACCAATTATCATATATTGGACACCGGAGCAGACAAAGATTCTGCTCTGACTGAATTCCACAACACCGGACTATATTGGGTGGAAGATAAGCCAAACAACGCTTTAGCCGGGCTCAAATACGGTTTAAAGCCTATATTAATCGACCATCCTTACAATAGAGAATTTGATCATCCTGAAGTAAAACGGGTGAAGGATTGGAGGGAAATACATCAAATTCTATCAGGCAGAAAATAAAAATTATATATTTCTGGTAAAAACAAACTCTATATTTTCTTTGCTACCAATTCTATTTGTCCAAATTGTATATCCACTTGTTTGATATTTTTCCACGATCTCATCGAGCTTATCGAAATTGCTATCCATTGCACCTATGTTCATTTCGCACTCACACAGGATTACTTTCGCTGGCAATGACAGATCTAGTATTTCATTCAACATCTCATACCAACGCCCTTCAACATCTAGTTTGATAATATCCACATCTGATCCGTGTTGGCTAGATATTTGTTTGAGGTTTGTGGTTTCAACTTCAATCATGTTTCCATAATGAGCCGGCTTGTCCAATTGGAAACATTTTCCATCTCCGGCAACATCATAAAACTTCTTGGTCAGCCCTGGCACGGTGTCATAGGCTTTGCTTGTATGTATAATGTTATAATCACCTCGGTTAGCATTGTCTGTTGTTTGGCTAGACAAAGGAGTTGGATCAAAAGTTAAAATTTTTGCTGTGCGATTGTCCTTACGACAATTTACTTCGTATCTTATCTCTCTTGACACACCAAAATTCCAAAACATGTTGGCGTTTTTTCTTATGTGATCAGGTGTACTATATTGTTTGTACCTTGTCCAACCATCTTTTTGACTTACAAATCCACCACTGGGTGCTAAAGGAAATCTTTTTTCAACCTCTCTACAACGTTCTAGAATCCTCATACTGAAAATATTTATAGTTAAATACCTTTGTGAAAATATATGTAGGCCACGATAGCAGAGAAGACATAGCATACCAAGTATGCGAACATAGTATCAAACGTAGAGATCCATCGGCAGAGGTCATAGCCCTTAAACAGAACGACATGCGAGCTCAAGGAATTTACACACGTGAAAAGGATACACTCGCATCAACAGAATTTACATTTACAAGATTTTTTGTCCCATACCTAAACAACTTTAAAGGATGGGCGGTGTTCTGTGACTGTGACTTTTTATGGAAAGTTCCGAGCCATATGCTTACCAAGTATATGGATCCTAGTAAAGCAGTGGTTTGCGTACAGCATGACTATACACCAAAGGAAACAACCAAAATGGATGGACAAGTCCAAACTGTATATCCTAGAAAGAACTGGTCAAGTATGGTGCTTTGGAATTGCGAACATGAAAAAAATAAAATTCTAACACCAGAATTCCTTAACCAACAGACGCC